GGGCTTAGCGTAGACCTGCATGCGGGCAGTTGCTTTGCCTCGGCAATCGAGGAAACGTATCGCCAAATCTATCTCAACAAGAAGTCGCTCGGCGAAGCCCTCCTACTCTCGCACGCCAAGTTCCTTCTCGAATGGGGCAACTTCGAAATACCCCCCTACAAGCACACCGCAAAAACGCTCGACCGCATGTGGGAGGCCGTCGTCGGAGACGGCACCCCCGAGGGCATCGGCTACTTCCAAGAGTATCCGCCCCTTTCGGACCACATCAAACCCTACATCGCATCTGATGGCCATCCTACCCTTGAATATACCTTTGCAATTCCTCTTGAGCCTTGCACAGACGAGAAGGCTTGGGAGATGCTGAAGAAAGACCCAAATACCCCACTTAAAATGTTCCCCTCTCACCCATCCGGCCAGCCCTTTCTCTACTGCGGCCGCTTCGACATGCTAGGCGAGAAGGACGGCCGCCCCCTCCCTGTCGATCAAAAGACCACAGCGGCCTCCCCATCGCAGGATTGGGCCCGCAAATGGCAGCTTCGGAGTCAGTTCATTGGCTACGTCTGGGCGCTCCAGCAATGCAACCTCGACGTCGACTCCGTATGTGTGAGGGGTATTAGCATTATGCGGGAGAAGATCCGCCACATGGAGCACATCCAAACCTACTCCCAAGTCGTCATAGATCGCTGGTACGAGCAACTGCGCCGCGATGTCTGGCGCATTCGGCAGGCTTGGGACGAACAATACTTCGACTTCAATCTCGCCGAAAGCTGCACCTCCTACGGCAATTGCGTCTTTATGGACGGCTGCACCGCCCGCGACCCCGAGGAATGGCTAGGCGAGATGCAAGTCCGCCGCTGGGACCCCCTCAAGAAGAACCCAGTCGCCTCACCGAACCCCGCCCTGGAGTCCGCAGCATGAGACGCGCCCTCTTAACGCTCCTACTCTGTTGTACCATCGCCCCTGCTAAGGCCGAGTTCTGCCTCAAGACGCCCGACCCCTCTGCGGTCGAAAAGCGGGGCGGCTACCGCTGGCTCTGGCGCTACGTCGACCAGAAGAAGTGCTGGTACTACTCTAATATGGTTCTTCCAAGGGAGGAACTCATCTGGTCCTTCTCGGAGGAAGAATTCAACGCCGACATCAACCGCATCCTCGAACGCAAAATCTACAAGCCCCAACTAGACGAGAACGGCCTTCTAATCGAGGCCCCTCAATGACCGACCCCGATCGCGATCGCGAGCTAGAGCACCTGCGGGCCGAAATCACTAGGCTGCGTAAGGAGCTAGCAGAGGAGCGTGAACTCCGCGCGAGTTGCGAGAGCCAAATGGAGCAGCTCTGGCTCTCCCTCGAAAAGATAATGGACGACAACAGATGACCCTTGAAGCTCTCATCGCCCTCGAAGCCTTCAAGACCTTCGTCGCCACCCTCTCCTACGACGACGGCGAAGACGCGCTCGCCGAACAACTGGGCCGCGCAAAGTCCCTCTGGACCGAAGCAGCCACGGCCCTTAGCTGCGTCCGCAAGCTCACCCACCGCTATGAGGAGCGCCCACCCCCGAGCCGCCGTCAGGCGGCCGCCACACCCGCACCCTCACCCCCAACGGCGTCCGACATCGACACCCTAATAGGATAACCGAATGATACTCCAACCCCCCTCAACCCTCTTAGCGGGCGACTCCGGCAGCGGCAAGACCTCCGCCATCGCCACCCAACTGAAGGCCGGTCTGCACGTCTTTACCATCGTCACGGAGCCCGATGGCGTCTCATCCCTACTCGATAGTTGCGAGCGTATCGGCGTACCCATCGACAACCTCCATTGGAGCCAATGCTTCCCCGCAGCCGCCGGCTGGATGGACCTCGAAGAGATGATTAACAAGGTCAGCACGATGGACCAAAAGCAACTCGCCGACCAACGCGACATGGGCAAAGCCTCTTTCCGCGCCCCTGCCCTGAGGTTCCTCAATGCCTTCAAGAACTTCCATTGCGACCGCACGGGGCAGGACTTCGGCGACTTCACAAAGTGGGGCGACGACTGCATCCTTAATGTGGACTCCTTCACCGGCTGGTGTACAATCGGCTTCGGTTGTACGGTGGGTTTCAAACCGACTGCCAATCCCGGTGAGTGGGGCATTGCGCAGAATTTCGTGCACAACATGCTAATGAAGGTTAACTCCGACCGCCAATGCTACTTCAATATGACCGCCCACATCGAAAAGGAAGTCGACGAGATGAGCGGAGTGAAGAAAGTGATGGTAAGCGCAATCGGCGCGAAGCTCGCCCCCAAGATACCGAAGTTCTTCGGCGACGTCATCAAATGCGAGCGCAACACCCTTACCGACGCCAAAGGCAACCAGAGGGCCGAATTCATCTGGTCCACCCTCGACCCCGGTATGACCCTCAAGAATAGGGCGCTGCCCGTCTCGGCGCGCCTCCCGGCAGACTTTCAACAAATCGTCGACGCCTATCAGCGCAGGCTGAGGTCGGCAATGCAATCGGGCAACGGAACGCAACAGCCGTCCGCTCCGACGCCAGTAAGCGCCCCCGCGCGGGTCGTGCCTCCGGCGGCCCCGATGACTCCTCAACAGACGGCAAAGCAGGAGTGGAAGTAAATGAACGACTTTGACCCAGACAGCTTTATGACGCAGACGATTGACGCGCCCCTTGACACGGAGCGCACCCTCGTCCCCCAAGGCGAGTATAAGATGTCGATCGGCGACTTTACGCGCGACGCCTTCGAAACGATCGAGTTCACCTACAAAAAGGGTGAGCGCGCCGGCGAGGAGGGGCACTTCACCAAGTTCAACTGCCCCCTCATCATCGACGACGAAGCCGTTCGCAAGGCAACCTCAATCGATCGGCCCCAAATCATCTTTAGCTGCAATCTCGACCTCGACGAGAGCGGTCAACTCGCCTGGGGGCCCAATAAAAATATCGACCTCGGCAAGCTCCGCCACGCAACCGGCCAGAACAACGCCGGCCCCTGGTCCGTCTCGCAACTCCGCGGAGCGGGCCCCTTTATGGGCAAGGTGGCCCACCGCGAAGGTAAGCGCAAGGACGGCTCGAACTTCAAGCTGGCCGAAGTCGTCCGCTTCGCCCCAATCCGCTAAGCGCATTCCCTCTCCCCATAGCGAATAAAGGTCCGCTATAGGGCAACTCGGCCGGGATCGGGAGCAGCAGTTTGCTTCAGGTTCCGGCCCCTTTTTAGGAGCCCCCCCACGTGAGCATCCTCGAAACAATCGAACTCGTTGCCCTAAGGGCCCGCACCCGCCTTCGCACAGCAGGCGACCTAGAGGCGGAGAAAGCGATGGCGGCCTTCGCCGACGAGCTAAACATTATGGCGACCGAAATCAAAAGGCGAGAACAAGGATGGGCGAAGTGAAAGTCATCCCCCTCTCCGAAGTCATCGTCGCAAAGCGCCAAAGGCGCGAGATCGACCCGAAGGCGCTCGCTGACCTCCAGCAGTCCATCCTTACTGTCGGCCTACTTCATCCCCCAGTGATGTGGCAGCGCCCCGACGGCAAATGGCTGCTCAGTGTCGGCGAGCGCCGCCTTCGCGCCATCCAAGCCCTCGCCCTCGCGGAGAAGGACTTTATCCATTCCGACACCCTAATAACTGCCGGAGGCATCCCCATAACGCCGCTGGGCGAATACCTCGACGAGGTAGGGCGCTTCGAAGCAGAGTTCGACGAGAACATCCAGCGCGTCGAACTTCCGTGGCAGGACAGGGTGCAGGCACTCGCTGACCTGCATCAGATGCGCCTCGCAACCAACCCCCAACAAACCCTGAGTGACACTGGTGCTGAGGTGGTAGAGCGCTCCAGCACTCTGAACAGCGTGGCAGCCGCTCGCATCGCCGTCTCCGACGCCATCGCAATCGCAAAGCACCTCGACGACCCCCACATCGCAAACGCCCGCAACCAAAACGAAGCCCTCACCCTCATCCTCAAGAAGGAGGAGGAAGCCCTCAACACGGAGCTAATTAAGCGCCAACTCAAGAAAATGGGCAGCGCCCCCACCCTAGAGGTACGTCATGCCGACCTCACCACCCTCCTGCCGACGCTTGCGACAGATCCTTTTGACCTCATCCTCTGCGACCCTCCCTATGGTATCTCTGCTGGTAGCGCAGGATTCCGCAATAGGACCGTGTTACACCACAATTATAGCGATACCGCCGACGTGGCGCGAGAGGTTGCACGCTGCATCCTCGCGGAAGGCTTCCGCCTGACGCGACCCCGCGCTAATATCTTCATGTTCGGCGCAATAGAGTACTTCGATTGGTGGAAGCAGTTCGCAGCCAACCTCGGCTGGACGCCCTTCAACCGCCCCCTGATTTGGCAGAAGTCCGAATCAGAGGGCCTAGCCCCATGGGGATCGAGTGGCCCACGAATCACCACCGAATTCATCTTCTACGCCACCAAGGGCCAAAAGGGCCTCTGCGCGTCGCCCATTGACGTCTTCCGTGTCAAGAGGGTGCCACGCAACGAACGTCTACACGCAGCTGAGAAGCCAGTTGAACTCCTTCGTGCTCTTATCGAATGTGCCACTGTCCCAGGTGAACGCGTACTCGACCCATGTTGTGGTTCCGGCTCGACCTTAGTCGCCTGCAAAGAGTCAAAGCGTATTGGGTTCGGAATAGAGAAGGAGCTATCCTACTACAACACCGCAATGAGCAACGTCTTTGGAGGCCTCGGTGATGCCAAAGAAATACCGCCCGACTAAGCTATCGCAAGCCCGCGAAGCCCTCTACGAAGCTCTCGAAGTATGCGACTCCGAAACCGCCGTCCACATCGACGAAGCCCTCAGCTTCATGTTCAAGGAACGCTCAATCCGCGTCGCCCCCACCCGCAGTCGCAAGGTCACGCCCGCCATAAGGGCGGGGGTAATCGAAGCCTTTAAGCGCGACAAGACCCTATCGCAACTCGAAATCGCCAACGCCTTCCGCATCAACCCCGGCCGCGTCTCGGAAATCCTCAATGGCCTCTATGACGAATGACCTCTACTTCGGCACTCGCGGCCCCCCAGACGCACCCCTAGTGATAGTGGGCGAAGCCTGGGGCTCTGAGGAGTCGCGCCTCCAAAAGCCCTTCGTCGGCGAAGCCGGCAAGGAGCTAGACCGAATTCTCGCCCTAGCAGGAGTAGATTATGAAAAAGTCCTCTTCACGAACCTCATCGCGGGGCAGCCGCGCGGCAACGAAATGTGGCGCTTCTTCGAACCCAAAGTTAGCCATGCTGGAGCGAAGATCGGAGGACTTGCTCCAACAGATCCTCTTCGTGCAGCGATCAGTCGATGCTATAGACAGATCAACGATCAACCAAGGAGCCTCGTTATCGCGGCTGGAAACTATCCTCTCTGGGCTTTCTCGCGACTTACTGGTTCTAAACTCCAATCTCAATCAAATAATCGCCTGGTCCCAACCGATCTCCAAACTTGGGCTCCCTCGGGAATCCTAGACTGGCGAGGCTCAATGACCTTCATCGAGGCGCATCCCGAACTGGCCCCACCAAGCGGGCTCGACGGAACCCGCCTCCTGCCGATCGTCCACCCCGCCGCGATCCTCAGGGCGTGGTATTTGCGTGACCCCACCATCCACGACCTCAAAACGCGCGTCCCTCTCGCCCTAGAGGGCGACTGGCGCCCCTATCCCGACTACGAGTTCCTCGCCCCACCAACCTTCGAGCAATGCATCGACACTCTCCAAGGCTGGCTCGCAAAGGCGCAGGCGAGCGGCATCCGGCTCGCAGTCGACATTGAAACAGCGCGGGGCCTCATAACCTGCCTTGGCATTGCGGACTCCGACCGCAGCGCAATGTCGATCCCCTTCATTAGGCGGACGGGTCCCGAGAAGGGCGCCTTCGACTCTTGGTGGCCGCCCGCTCAAGAGGCCCGCATCGTCTTCCTTTTGCGATCGCTATTGACGCATCCCTCGGTCTTCATAATTGGGCAGAACTTCATCTACGACACCCAGTATATCCAACGCTGGTTCGGCTGCACCCCCCACCTTTCGCATGACACAATGTTGCATCAAAATGTCTGCTTCCCTGGCACTCCTAAAGCACTTGAATACCTCAGTTCGCTCTACTGCAAGTACCATTGGTATTGGAAGGAAGATCACAAAGAGTGGGACGAACGAGGTACTATCGAAGACCTCCTGCGGTATAACTGTCTTGATTGTGTCCGCACGTGGGAGATTGCATCTAACCAGCGCCTCGTCACAACAGCTCTCGGAATGGAAGCGCAATTCCAACTTAAGATGGATACCAATACACTTTGCCTCAGAATGATGAACCGCGGTGTCCTCTTCGACGGCCAGCGCCGCGGCCAACTTCTCTACGAATTGCAAGACGTCCTTCAGACGCTCTATAGGGAGTTGCTGGAGATAATCCCCCAGGAGTGGATAGGTCCGCCCGGAAAGCGCACCCGCGACAAAACGCCCATCTACTGGATGACCTCCGACAAGCAGCAAAAGCAGCTCTTCTACGACTTCCTCGGCTTCAAGCCCGTCCGCGACCCTAAGACGGGCCAGCTCACCTCTGGCAAGAAAGCCCTAGGCCAATTCCTCTTATGGTATCCCGAGTTCGCGGGCCTAATAGAGCGCATCCGCACCGCGGCGACCATCGAGAACACCATCAACGTCCTCAAGAGCGAGATCGACTCCGACGGCCGCATCCGCTGCTCCTATAATCCAGGAGGGGCCGAAACGCACCGCCTCTCTTCTTCCACCAACGCATTTGGTGGAGGGACTAACCTTCAGAATTTAACGAAGGGGGAAGAAGATGAATGAACTCTTAAAGAACCTCAGCGCGCGGCAGGTATTCCGCCTCGCCTCACTAGAGAACGCCCTCAAAGTGGGCCACCCAGCAGCCGTCTCGCCAATCGAACTCGCCGAAAGCGTCACCCGGACAGCCGAAGTCTTCTACCAATACCTCCTAGAGGCCGACAAGAAGCGAGGCAAGTATGGTCCAACTCCAACTCAAGTTTAAGAAGCT